CGGACGCATACCGTACCTGCTCACCAACGACAAACACTTTGAGAATGACGCCGCCTTTGACAAGTTCCGCGCTGACTGGGAAAAGACATACGCCGAGCCGCATAAGGTACCCATCCTCGAGAACGGACTCAAGTATCAGCAGATCGGCCTGAACGCAGTCGATTCGCAGTTGATCGAAACCCGGCTATTCGACATCCATGAAATCTGCCGTTGGTTTCTGGTGTCCCCGCATCTGGTTGGTGACCTGAGCCGCGCAACCTTTTCCAACATCGAGCAGCTTGCCTTGGAATTCATCAAGGTCACGATGCAATCGTGGTTCACCAGGTGGGAGCAAGACCTGTGGCGCTGCCTCCTAACGCCAGAAGAGAAGGGCCAGGGCTACTACTTCAAGCACAACACTAACGAGCTTTTACGCGGCGACTTCCTGACCCGGATGCAGGGCTACTCAATCATGCTTCAGAACGGTATCGCAAGCGACAACGAGGTGCGCGACCTCGAGGACTGGAATCCGTTCAAGGGCGGCGACGGTCACTACATTCAGCTCAACATGCAGACGGTTCCGCCTGCAGCAGGAGCCGCCACAGCACCAGCAAGCCAAGCACCATCGCTTGTTCGCATCAGCGAGTGATAAATCGTTCCTGTTTAAAAGAGGGGTTTAAAGGGGTAAACAATGGCAGCTAAACAGCAAAAGCGATCCATCCCGGTACAAATCAAGGCGATGGCCGAGGACGGCAGCTTTGAAGGCGACCTCGCAGTCTACAACCAAACTGACCTGGGCGGCGACCTAATCGAGCCCGGAGCCTTTGCCAAGACGATGAAGGAACGCGGCGGCACGGTGCCACTGCTGTGGCAGCACAACGCGGACACGCCAATCGGCTCTCTCACTCTGATCGACAGCCCGACAGCCCTTAAGGTGAAGGGCCAGTTACTACTGGAGCTGCCGGACGCGAAGAAGGCATACATCCTGATCAAGGCCAAGGTCATCAAGGGTCTGTCGATTGGCTACGACACCATCAAGGATTCTGTCGAGAACGGCGTCCGCATGTTGAAAGAGGTACGGCTCTGGGAGGGCAGCATCGTCACGTTCCCAATGAATGAAATGGCCATGATCACATCCGTGAAGCGCGCCGGCGCCGGGGCACCGGAAACCAAAGATGACTTCACCACGGAGCTTGCGCAAATTCAGCTTCAGGACGTCGGCTACCAGATGCGCTACGCATTGTTCCAGGCGCTCGGCTCCGTGACCTGGGCAAGCGGCCTGACGAAGGAGGACAAGGTGGCAGCTTCGCAGACCACCATCGAGCAGTTCCTGGCCGCCTACATGGAGTATCTGCCACAGTATCTGGACTACTTGGCAGCTGAGTACGGCGATATGAGCCTGATGAACAAGCTGCATCATGAAGAGAAAAGCTTTGCACGTATGCTGAGCCGCGGCGTGAAGATGTTCGCGGCCGTCCGGAAGCTAGAGAGCAAGGAGGGCCGCAAGTTTAGCGCGGCCACCAAAAAGAGTTTGGACGAGGCCCACGAACACGTTAAGGGCCTCTCCGATATTTTCGGAGCACTTTTCGATGATGAAGCCGACGACGATACCGACGATACCGAAGACGACACCAACGACACTGACGGTGACGACGACGGTAACAAGGGCGGCGGCACTCCAGCATCGCAAGCCGCAAAGAAAAGCAAGCCCGAGCCGGTAGCAGAAGACCACTCGGCAGCCGAAGCAATCCTCACCAACATGAGGGCGCTCATCCCGAAAGCGTAACCAATTCTGGAAATCCAATAGAAAAGGACTTCGACAATGGAACTAAAAGACCAGCTCACTGCCCTGCAGACAGAGCTGAAAACCTACGTCGACAAGGCTGCCGCTGAGACAAAAGAATTTGGCACCATGGCCCTGTCAACCAAAGAAACCGTAACCAAGATTCAGGCCCAGCTAGACGGGATCGATCTGAAGCTTGCGAACAAGATCATTGCCGATCAGGGCCAGGGACCAACGTTGGCCAAGACCGTCAAGGAGTCTGAGAGCATTCAACGCCTGCTCAAGGACCGTCGTGGCAGCGCCGTTCTGCACCTGAAGGGAAAGGATGTCATGGAGCTGATGGACAAGAAGTCAATCATCAGCGCAACGGTATCCGGCACCTCTGAAGGCGATCCGCTTAACCCAGTTGGAGTCGCAACCACCGGGGTGTTGCAAATCGACCGCACTTCAGGGATCACGGCGGAGGCGCGTCAAGTCCTAATGATTCGGGACTTGCTACCCTCGCGACCGACCACCATGCAGGTGGTGGATTTCGTGAAAGTTAGTCAGCCGCTTTCCCCTGGCTCTCCCGTTCCTGAGGCATCGCTCAAGCCGGAGAACCAACTCACCTTCACTTCGATCAGCGAAAAGGTAAGGCTGATCGCAACCTGGATCCCGGCGACAAAACAGGTGCTTGACGACTTTGTTGAGCTGATGGGATTCATTAAGGCCAGCCTTCCGTACTACATCAATTTGGAGGAAGAGCTTCAGCTTTTAGCAGGTGATGATACCGGTGAAAATCTGCACGGTCTCATCCCGCAGGCATCCACGTATGTTCCAACGTACCTGAATTCAGTCAGGGGTTGGAACTTCATGGACGTCATCGGAACTGCTATCCAGCAGATCAACGCGGCCAAGGAGATCGATCCGACATTCGTTGTGCTCAACACGAACGACTGGTGGACCATCCGTTTGACCAAAGACTCTTTTGGCCGGTACATTCTGGGCGACCCGCAAATCAACGTGCGACCTAACCTCTTCGGGCTTGATGTGGTTTACACCACGTCAATCGCGCAGGGTACGTTTCTCGTTGGCAACGGCAATCAGGTGGCAGTCGAGATCCGCGACCGCATGGAAATGCAAGTGGAAATCTCGACTGAGAACGCTGATTACTTTGTTCGCAACCTGGTGGCGATCAGGGCTGAGAAACGGATGGCGCTGTTGACCAAACGTCCCAACAGCTTTGTCAGCGGCACCTTCAGTTCTTCACCAAGCCAAGTAGCTTAACCGGCTGAGACGGCGGGGCGGCGTAACAGCTTCCCCGCTGTTGAAGCGCACGGCAGAGGAACAGATGAGACTCATTGCAAATAGTCAACTGCGCGGCGAGTACGGCATGGTTGAAGCGAACCAGCAGTTCGATGTGGCCGACGATACGGCTCACAAGCTAATCAAGACCGGCATGGCTCGCCAAGCAGCACCTCCGACCATCGAGTACGAGACAAAAGTCATCAACCCGCAAGCTCCTATGGTGAGCCCGCGGAGTCCGTTTCGTGACGTGCCTGTGTCTAACGCGGAACCGGCGAACGTGGCTACCGAAAGCGATAGCCTGCTTCCAAAAGCAAACCTATCCCCAGGCGGAACTTCTTATTCTGGCGGACGGCCAGGACGTTCGAGACCTACTGCCGGACGATGACCGCGTTCGCTTAATCCATCTAAGCGAGGTCCGCACCATAGGGGAAAAGCGCAACTTCGGTTGCGGCCGCGCCCAGGGTGACGTGATCTGTCACTGGGATGATGACGACTGGAGCGCCCCTGGGCGACTCGCCGATCAGATCCCGCGGCTAAACGGTATTGCAGTCACCGGCTACAACGCGATGCGCTTCACCGATGGCGGCCGCTGGTGGAGGTATCAGGGCACCAGCGACTATGCCCTGGGAACCTCGCTCTGCTACCTGCGCAGTTGGTGGCAGGCGCATCCATTCAAGGCGTGCAACGTTGGCGAAGATAACGTGTTCGTGAACATGGCGCGCAGCGAGCGGGCCATTCTAAGCGTCGATGCTGGCGAGCTGATGCACGCCACCATTCACCCAAACAACACAAGCCCACGGCACATCACTGCCAACTGGATACCACTATGAGAGGTTCACCTGTGATCATCGTTCTTATCGTCCTGCTGCTGGTGTTTGGTTTTGGCGGCTATCGTCTTGGCCCAGGTCTTGGCTACTACGGCGGCGGCGGTCTTAGCCTTATTGTCGTGATTGTCTTGATCCTGCTGCTTCTTCGGATCATCTGAGCCTGGCCCAATGAACAGCACTCTGTCAGTCATCGTCCCGAGTCGCACAATGTCCAACCTGATCCCCTGCGTGCAGGCGGTAACCCATCTGGACGAGTGTGACGTCATCGTGGTGTGGGATCGCAGCCGTGGGAACGACTGGGCGCCCCCATCGGCCGCCTATCGCGTCCGCGAGGTAGAGCAGGAGTTCATCTACGCCAGAAACTGCAACACGGGGATCATTTCAGCCGGCGACAACGATGTAATTCTGCTCAATGACGACGCGCTCCTGGAGACGGCCGGTGGTTTTTCTGCCCTGCAGGCGTGGGCAAAACAGTGTCCAGAGTTCGGCATCATCGGAGCGGTAACCAACGTGACGGGACAGCCGCTTCAGAGACCACTAGGACACTATTGTCCTGGCGGGCCGCGCGAGGTGCCGCACTTCGCCTTTGTCTGCGTTCTGATCCCACGCAGCACCATCAATGCCGTTGGGCTGCTCGATGAGCGTTACTGCCTGGACTATGGCGTCGAGGACCGCGACTACTGCGAGATGGTCAGGCGCGCGGGGCTGAAGTGCGGCGTCTATGACGGGTGCTTTGTCGACCACGCCAGCCTGTCGAGCAGCTACCGCGGCAACCCGCTGGCGTCGCGGTCATATGCGCGGAACTGGGAGTTGTACTGCAAAAAGTGGGGCGTGCCCGCATGATTCACGGGATGCTTCGGGTCAAGAATGAGGCGCGCTGGATAGAACGCGTCGTGCGATCCATTCAGGCTATCTGCGATGACGTGTTCGTGCTGGATGACCACTCAAACGACGGAACTCCGGATCTTTGCAGGGCGCTGGGCTGCGTCGTGAATGATTCTCCATTCACAGACATTCATGAGGCGCGGGATAAGGATTACCTGCTTGACAAGGTGTGGGCGGGTGGCGCTGCGCTTGGTGACTACTGCCTCATGGTTGACGGCGACGAGGCGCTGCACCAGGACGATCTGCCGGCGCTTGCACGGGCCGTGAGTCAGAAGCTGTCATGCCTTTCATTTCACATCGTCTACCTCTGGGATATGGAGACCCAGGTGCGCGTCGACCGCTGGTACAAAGAGTTCCGTCGACCATCTATGTTTCGCCTGGTCAGCCGTGACCTGTCCTTCAAGCGGACAGGATTCGGTGGGAACTTTCATTGCTCGTCGGCTCCGGCCTCGCTGCTGGTCAGCGTTACATCTGTCCCTGTGAGGCTGCTGCACTACGGCTACCTGCACAAGGAAGATCGGGTAAGGAAATTTCACTGGTACAACTCTGTTGACCCGAACAATATGTTCGAGGACTGTTACCGCCACATGGTCATCGGCGATCTGTTTCCGGCCAGCTCGTCCTTCAAGTGGGCCGGGCCGCTTGAGGTCATAACGCTATGAGTAGCTGGTATCCATTCGGCGGGGTTGGACCTTACGGAACCTATGGGAACCTCGGGCTCTACGGGGCACTCGTCGTCTACGGCAGCCTCAATCTAACCGTCACGTCTCCTCAGCAAGTTTTCACGGAGGTGATCACGCTTAATGAAATCAAGTCGTTTCTCAAGGTACCGCAGCGGTCACCAATCGACCCAGAGGAGGATGCGCAACTCACGGAGTTCATTTCTGCGGCTCGCGAGCAGGCGGAAATACTTCAGAACCAAGATCTCGTGCAAAAGCAATTCGACCTGTGCCATGACTATTGGCCGTCGTATCGGGTTGAGATGCGCAAGCCGCTTCAGTCCGTTGATCTGGTGCAGTACACGGACTCTAACGGCGACGTCACGGCAATGGTGGAGGACGTTGACTACATCGTGGATGCCTCAAAGGGTCCAGGCATCCTGGCGCCGCCCTATAACGCAACCTGGCCGACGTTCACGCCATGGCCAAGCTCTGCAATCCTTGTGCGCTTCACCAGCGGCTATGCGTTGACCGATCCATTCTGGCAGGGCCCTGGGGCACGCATTAAGACCGGAATGAAGCTACTGATCTCGGCGTGGTATAACAACCGGCTCCCGTTTGAAAAGGGTGCTGGCCCAGGGCAGGAATATCCGTACACCGTGACGTCCTGCCTCACATACGGCGCGAACGTTAGGGCGAGGTAAAACTGATGTCGTCGTGGCCGAAGGTTGATCCGGGCAAGATGGTTCACCAGATTACGTTCCTGCAGCAGGTTAAGGGAACGAATATCTCCGGCACGGTGATGACGTGGGCTCCTTGGTTAACCACCTGGGCATCAATTGATCCTGTGCGCGGGATTGACATGCTCAAGGCTGGGCAGGACGTCACCCAGGTTTACCTGACAATAAAGATTCGCTGGCAGACCGGCATTCTGCCAAACATGCGGATCCAATCCGACATGGGCGAGACCTATATCATTCAGGCAATCGAAAACCCAGGCGAGCGCAACGTGATTCTAGTGTTGACGTGCCTCGCCATGGGGCTTAATCAATAACGCAAGATCCAACAGGGAGGAGAGATGGGCACAATGAAAGGGAAGTCAAAGAGACAGATTGAAGTCGTAGAGCGGCCCGCAAAGGCTTCGCAACTGACCGTTTCACAGGTGAACGCGCCGGAGTATCGCGAGGGCTATGCCAACAGCGTTGAGGTGAAGTTGAGTGTCTGGGACTTCCGTCTCAAGTTCGGCAGGACCGCGCAGACCGCTGATAATCTGACCGTGAACGTCTTTCAAGCCATCGACCTCAGTCCGCAACAGGCGAAGGCCGTGTGGAATCTTCTCGGACAGCACCTGGCCCAGTATGAACAGACATTCGGTCCGATCAACCTGCAACAGGTGAGCGCGCCGGCAGCAGAGCAGCCCGTGGGCGCAGGAAGCACCCGGCCGCAGTAGTGGACATCACTGTAAACGTTCTAGACCTCGAAGGTGTAGAGGGTGCACTCCGGGATGCCGGTCCGAAGCTCGCCAAGCGTGCTCTGCGTGCTGGCCTGAATGCTGGCGCGGATACTATGGTTGCGGCAGTAAAGGCGCTAGCCCCAGTGCTCAAGGAGGGCACGCCACAGCGCGAGCCTGGCGAGCTTCGCGACTCAATACATTCAAAGATCAAACTCTCGGCCAAGGAAGAAAAAGGTTATGCACTAATCGGTCCTGAATACAAGAAAGAGGATGGTAGCCAGTCTCCAGGTCTATACGGCCTTTTTGTAGAGTTCGGCTCCGTGCACGGCGACAAGCAACCTTTCATGCGTCCAGGCTTCGACGAGTCAAATCGGGCAGCGCTGGATGCCTTCACCGCGGTGATGCGCCAAGGTGTCGATTCACTAAAATCATGATTGAACAAGGATTCGTGGAGCTTGTCCAGGGTGACGCCGGCGTCAGCGCGATAGCTGCGACAGGCGGGTTTAACGCCCAGTTGCCACCGGACTTCGTATTGCCGACATGGACCTATGCTGTTGTTTCAGATCCCACTGATTATCTTCTGAGCGGTCCAGAAACACTCGCGCCGCGCCGAATACAGGTTGACTGCTACGGAAGCACGGCCGCAGACGCAATCTCATTGGCCAAGGCCATCGACCTTGTTGCAAGCGGCTACAGGGGCACGCTCACGGATCCCGATGCAACCGTGGTGCAAGGCTGCTTTCATACAAACACTCTGGACTTTTTTGATACCGGCAGCAGGAGCTTCCGGCGAATGCTCGAGTATCTGATCTGGTCAGACTAGAGTAGCCAGAATCATCGCCACGTCCACAAGGTCGCTCGGTTGAGCGGCCTTTTTTATTGCCCAACCACACGTCACCCACGGAGACCTAAAACCGCCATGACCACATCGACCAAAGCATCCATTGGCTATCTTGCAACGTTCTCGATTGCCAACCCTGCCGTTAGCCCGCTGTCTTATGTGCAGATGGCGGAAGTTAAGAGCATCAAGCCCAGCATCGCGAGCATACCGTCGATTGACGCAACACATCTTCAGAGTCCCAACGCTACTGAGGAAAAACTGCCTGGACTGATAAAGCCTGGGACCGTTGAGATGAGCGGCAACTTTATCGGGGACACGACGCAGCTCAGCATCCTCAGCATGGCGGAAAGCCGCTCCGTATTTCCATTCAAGATCACCGCGCCTATTAACTCGGGCACTCAAGTCTACACGCTGTCTGGCGAAGGATTTATCTCGAAGTATGACAACGGTCCATATGAACCGAGCAAGCTGAGTGAGTTCACGATGACCATCGAGATGACCGGCACTGTTACCGAAACTGTCGTTTAAGGGAGTAGCACGTGACGAAGAAACAGTTGGCGGACAGGCTCATCGAAAAGGTTGAGGTACGACTCGACGGTGCTGACTGGCCAATCGTGATCACACATAACGTGCTGATCGACTGCGAAGAACTTACTGGGCTGAACGTACTGACCGGAGAAGCGAACATTGTGCGTCCGTCGGCCAAACTGATACGCGCACTGCTGTATCTCGCTCTGAAGCGCGCCGGGGCAAAATACACACTTGAGCAGATCGGTGACATGATCGGCCCTCACAACATCGCCATGCTTCAAGAAGGACTACTCAAGGCGTGGGCTGCCTCAATGCCAGCGGAGGGGGATGTAGCGGACCCTATTCGGGCGGTCGAGTAGGACCGCCGATCACTTGGCTAGACGCCTGGGCAGTTGCCCGACAGGAACTGCAACTGACAGACGACGAGTGGCTGGAGATGACACCGCGCCAGCTTCACGCGCTACGCAAGCGACAGCTCCAGCAGTTACAGCGTGAGGAGTTGCTCGTCGGTATCATCGCGGCGACCTCCGCGAATTACTCATTTTGTCGCCCTGACAGGCCCCTCAGCCCAGAGGTCTTCATGCTCCACAAGCTGCCACCGCAGCCACTCAAGCCGGTCACTGGCGAAGACATCATGGCAGCCTTCGCTCACATCAAGAAACGCCAACCAACGAAAGGAGCAGCATGAGCGTTGTTATTGGTACGTTGACCATCGATCTTCAGGCAAACACTGCCTCCTTCTCAAAATCGATGGACAAAATGTCGCAGCTCTCAGCGAAGACTGCGAACGACATCAAACGATCCCTTGAGAAGATGGCCGTCGCGGGAGTCGCGATGGCAGCAGCTATTGCCACCGGCACCGCGGCGCTGATCAAGAGTTCTATCGACTCGGCCTTTGCACTGACCAAGGCGGCCCAGGCAGCTGGCACAACGACAGAGCGCATGTCGGAGCTAAACTATGCTGCGAAGCTCAACGGAACGTCGCTGGAGACCGTCACCAAAGGGCTGGAGAAGCTGAGTCAATCCGCCTTCAAGGCGCAGAACGGAAACGTCCAGCTCGAACACATCTTCAGCAGGCTTGGCGTCACCTACCTGGACAGCAACGGGAAGCTCAGGGACTCCGGCCTAATGATGCAGGACGTGTCAATCAAGTTCGCGCACATGGCGGACGGCGCCGGGAAGACTGCGCTTGCGATGGCGCTCTTCGGTAGGGGCGGCGCTGCAATGATCCCGATGCTTGACGAGTACGGGCGCAAACAGGCTGAGATCAACGACGAAGCGCATCGCTTCGGGCTGGTGCTGTCAACCTCAACGGGTGAGGTCGCGGTCAAGGCTCATGACGATCTGGAGAAGCTAAAAGCCGTCTTCGAAGGGATGGGCTTCTCTCTGATGGCGGCGACGCTACCGGCGCTGGAAGAGCTGCTCAGCAAACTGGTTCAGCTTGCGAGCGCGGGCAATCTTCAGGACTTGGCCAAGACGTTCGGCGGTGGCGTCACAACGGCGATTCGCTTCATGGGCGACGCCCTGGGGTTTGCGGTAGCTCATGCGCACGCCCTAAAGATTGCGCTCGAGGCGCTCGTCGCGATCCAACTGGGCAAGATCGCGATACCGCTTATCGCAGATCTTGCCGGCGGCGGAATCGAGAAAGCTGGTGCGGGAGTCGCCCGGCTCGCGGTCAGCCTTTTGGGTCTTGGTCGGGTTCTGCCACAGCTCACCGCGTTCGCTAGTTGGGCAAGCTATACAGCGCGATTCGTGGCTATGCTGGCGTCGGAGGAAGGCATCGCGGCCGCGGCGAGCTACGTACTCGGCGGCGCCTTCGCCACTGTGCTGGGACCGGTAACCCTGACAATCGGCGCTATCGCGGCGTTAGGCCTGGTGCTGTTCAAGTTCCGAAACAGCGTCTTTAGCCTCGCGGGCACGACATACCAAATCCGTGACATCTGGAATGCCGCCTGGATCGTCATGGGCAAAGCACTGTCCTGGGTTGGCGGGGAGTTCATGAAGCTCGTGAACGTCATGCGCGGCGCGTGGACCAGCTTCATGGCGTGGTTCGCCGGGTCGGCCATCGTCGCGCTGTTCAAGAAATGGTTCGGCGAAGCTCTTACGTGGGCAGCCGGTATTCTCGGACAGCTCGCGCCGAAGTGGGCCATCAACGCTTTGGACCAAGCGAAGGCCGAGCGTGAAGCAAAAGGAGCGACCACGGGGGTTGCGCCGACGCCTGGAGCTAAGCCGGCGCTGCCACCAGCAGATACCTCCGGCCTGGGTAAGCAGACGACGGACGATCCGACGAGCAGGCTCCTGGCGGATCTTCAGGAGAAGGTTGCCGAGTCCGCACAAGTGGTCGCCGCATCCGGCTTGGAAGAAGAGGCGCAGCGAAAGGTTGCCGCGCAAAACAAGGCCAGCAACGAGATCATGAAGCTGGGCCAGGAGATTGCCAAGGCGACTCACAACCAGACGAAGGACTATGTGTCTTTGGTCGACGCTGCGACGCAGGCCATCATTCGCCAGGACAATGCGCAGCTCTCTGACAACGACGCTAAGGCGAAGCTAAACGACATCATCGGCGTGGGATCGCGCGCGACCGCGCTGAGCATAAGCCAATCCGGTTTGATGATCGCAGCCATGAACAAAGGCAGCGATGCTGTTGCGCGGCAGAGTGCGCTCGATGAAGCCTGGAACGAGCTGCGCTCGAAGGGCGCGACTCTGGATCAGATACTCGCTCGTTCGGCGGATCTCTATCGTGCTGGACTGGCGAAGGAGAACGAGGAGATTGCCGCCAACGTGATTGGCATGAAGCAGGAGCTGACGGCGCGGCAGCTCGTGACCGCCGCAACGTTGGGAAGCATCGACGCGCAGCGAGCCGCGGCGCAGGCGGCGAAGCTGGTCGCGCTGGATAAACAAATAGCGGATGCGCCTGAAGCGATGAGGAAAGGGCTCATGAATGAACGTGCCGCGGTGGTTGCGCTTACCAATGCGGAGTATGCAGAAGCAGACGCGAAAGAAGCTCTCACGTTACTGTCGCCCTATGAGCAGTACGTTCGCGAGCTAGACGCGCTAAACCACGCGGAAGCTGCTCTCGTAACGCTTCGCGGCACTGCGCTGAGTTACGGAGAACAGATGGAGGTGAACGCACGGCAGCAAGAGTTATTCAACAAGATGGTCGACCGAACGGTTGACGATCTCTTGCGCCAAGACAGCGCAATGGCAGGCGTGGATGCATTCTTTCTTAACATGGAGAAGCAGGCAGAGACGGCTTCAAAGATTATTTACGACGCGCTGAACTCAACCTTTACAAAGCTCTCCACCAACCTGACATCGCTAATCACGGGGGGTAAGGCAGACTTCGGAAAGATGTTTAAGGATATCGGCAAGGAGATGCTCGACTCGTCGCTCAAGTCGGGCATGCAGAGAGGCCTCGGCGCTCTTGCAAAGAGCGGTGTGCTCGGCAAGGGGATGAGTGGCATCCTGGGCGACGCGGTTGCTGGCAAGGCTGACGGCTCGAAGAACAGCCCGTTCTACGTGAAGATGGCAGACGGCGGTTTTGGCAGCGGCCCAGGCGGTGACGTTGGCAATCTTGGCGAAGGTAGTGGCGGCGGCGATGGCGACGATGACAGCGGGAGCGGTGGCGGCGGGTTAAACAAATTATTTGCAGGTCTTCTCGGCAGCCTAATCCCGCACGCTTCAGGCGGTGCGATGTCACCCGACAGCGCATATCTTGTTGGCGAGCAGGGACCGGAAATCATGTCGGGCGCGTCCGGAAACATCACAAGCAACGCAGGGTCACAGCGTATGTTATCCGAGTCAACCGGAGCCGCGGCCTATTACACCATCGACGCGCGCGGCACTGATCCCGCATTGACAGAACAGCGCACGCGACAGGCAATCATTGCGGCGCACGGCTCCGCGATCAATAGGTCGCTTCAGGCAGGCGCCGAGCACGACAAGCGCGTTCCGGCTAGGCGGTAATCGAAAATGTCGACCTTCAACGGGTTGCCCATCTTGCAGATGCCGTCTGTACCATCAGCGCCTCAGACGGTTGAGTTTACGGCTACAGAAATTGTCGCTGTAAGTCTGTCTCCGTTCACGGCGCAAGTGCAGACGCAGGACTGGCAGCAAGGCTGGCTCGAGGTATCCATCTCGATGCCGCCGCTGACGCAAAAGCAGGCTCAGCAATGGATCGCGTTTCTGATGAGTCTGCGAGGTCAGCTCAACGTCTTTCTGTGGGGCGATCCGCTCGCAGTGGCTCCGCAAGGCAGCGGCTTGGGTACGCCGGTTGTGTTTGGTGCTTCGCAGACGGGCTACACGTTAACGACAACAGGCTGGTATACAGACGCGCTCAACGTGCTCTTGCCTGGGGACTGGATCCAGATCGGGTTTCGCCTCTATCGCGTTGTTTCACCGGTGAACTCAGACGGCGCCGGCAACACGACGATCAGCATCTGGCCACCTCTGCGCGAGTCACCGACAGTCGGCGCACCGCTCATTCTCAGCAACGCCAAAGGACTGTTCCGCTTAAAGAGCAATGTCCGCAAGTGGTCCGAGACTGAGGCGCGCTATTACGGAATGCAGTTTGAAATCAAGGAGGCGCTCTAAGTGTCACGCCCGATGACCCCAGCGCAACTCGCTGCGATCACGTCGCCCAACATTCAGCCAGCCCTCTTTGTTGTGGCGTCGTTTGCTTCGGGTCCGGTCTACATGTGGAGTGGCATCGGTACGACGGTGTGGGGCGGCAACACTTGGAAAGGTATCGGGACTCTCGGCTCTGTCGCGACGATCGAGGAAGGCGCAACGATTGAAGCGAAGGGGATCACGTTGACACTGAGCGCGATGGACCCGACGTTGCTGACAGGCATCACCGACGAGTTTCAGGTTGGTCTACCCGTCATCGTGTATCTGGGTTTCTTCGCGGCGGGAGCACTTATCGACACGCCGCTCATTGCCTGGTCGGGGCGGATGGACCAACCAACGCTGGACGTGGACGGAAGCACTGCAAGCATCTCGATTGCTTGCGAAAACAGACTTGTCGAAATGAATGTCGCAGTCGACCGCCGCTATACGAACGAGGATCAGCAGCTCGACTATCCCGGCGATACCGGCCTGTCCTTCGTCAACGCCATCCAGGACGTCACCATCTTCTGGGGCCACACGGCTTCCTGCGTCAATAATCTCTAACGCTCATGTTGATACGGCGCAGCGATTGGCAGGCCCGTCTTCAGAACTATCTGCGCCAGCACGCAGGCCAGCCCTTCAGATACGGCTCCTTTGATTGCTGTTTATTCGTGTGCGACGCAATTCGCGAGATGACCGACACGGATGTGGCTGCGGACTTTCGCGGTCGATATTCCACGGCCATGGAAGCACGGCGTCTTATGCGTGCGCAAACCGGGTCGGAGTCCGTGCAAGCAATCACCGAACTCATTACCAGAAAGTTCACGATGACTGAAACCACGATTCTGCTGTGCCAGCGCGGCGATGTTGCTCTGATGCGCAGAGCGGGCGGTTTCTCGCTCGGCATGATCGCACTCAACGGGCGCGAAATCATGGTTTGTTATCGTCGCGGTCTTATCCAAATTCCAATGACCCGCGCCATGCGCGTTTGGAGAGTATGAGCAAGTGGGTCGATATTGCAGCTGGCGCGGCAATGGTCGCGGCTGGGATCACCTTCACGGTGCTGTCGGCTGGCTTCGCGACGCCTGCCACCATGCTGCTGATCACTGCCGGTGCGGGCATGGTGATGAGCGGCATCGGTACGCTGCTGAGCGGAACGGTCGGCGGCACGCACACCACGCGCCGGAATCCGATCGAGCCGTGGAACATCATTTATGGCCGAGCCAAAGTCGGCGGCACGCTGGTCTATGTGGGCGAGTGGGGCACGAACAATCAATGGTGCGACATGGTCATCGTCCTCGCGGGCCATCCATGCGCGAGCGTCGATGCGCTGCTGTTCGACGGCCAGCGGCTTCGACTGGACGCCAATGGATGCTGCTTCCCGCCCACCCAGCAGACTCTCCACCTCGTCAGCGTCAGTCGCACGAACGACGTGGTAACACTGGTGTTGCCGTACGCTGTCACTGACCTTGAGGAAGGCGATTCGCTCATCGTCGAGAGCGTCTCGGATCGCACCTTCAACGGCACGTTTCCGATGACCATCGTCAATCCGACGACGCTGACTTATCTCTGTGGCGGTGCGCAGGTCGCAAGCATTGCAAACTCAGGGGTAGTCAAGACCATGTGGCCGAACTACGGCGCGAAAGTTCACATGGAAGTGCTGCTCGGCAATCACACCGCAACGTTCCCCGGCATGGTCAGCGGAACTCCCTATGATGGGGACCTCAGTCGGACGCCCGTTCTCAATGCGAATAATCCGTGGGGGCCCACCTGCATGCTGCTCGGGAAGACGTCCGTCTTCCTGCGTTTGCATTACTCAGACGCTATCTTCGCAAACGGTCTACCGACGATCAGCTTTCACGTTAGCGGAAAAAGCGGAATCTACGATCCGCGCACTGGGGCGCCAGGAGCACCGAGTACCGCTGTCGTTGCTCGCCCAACGACTCTCCTGAACGGCTGGGGTAACAATGTGCACGCTGGACCATACGAGCTTGGCCAGGACGAGGCGACAAACTGGGGTCTAAACGATGACACGACCTACCCATATCTCAGTCCGGATGCGGCTGTGGATAATGACACAACGACGGCTGCGTCGGTAAGCATCTATCACGACCACAAGTATGCTGGCTGTATCTGGTCGTTCTCCTCTGTTGCCTCCCAGCAGTTGTATTTGAACGTGCTCTCGGAGATTCCACTGACCGCCAGTAATGCCCCGGTCACGCAGCGAAGCGCCGGGATCTGGTATTCGCTCGATGGAGGCAACAGCTTCACGGAGCTTTATAACCTCGTGGCGCATCCGCTCGGCTACGACTCTGTTCTCCTGCCGCTCACGCAGGACATGAGTCAAGTCCAGGTCATGGCGTTTACTGACAGCCATGACGATATGAGCCACACCGTCTATGACATCACCGTCGCAGCTGTGTCCATGCAAGCGAGCAATACGGTGGCCAGTCCGACCGCGGGCTACACTGAAAACGCGGCGCTGTGCATTGCTGACTATCTCGCCCATCCAGTGTGGGGCTTCGGGTCCCCGTATGGAACGGAGATTCCGCTTCCGCAGTTAATCGCCGCTGCCAACATCTGCGACGAGGCCGTCCCGCTGGCGGAAGGTGGAACGGAATCACGGTACGCTTTGAACGGTCAGTTCAATCTTGAGATGAAGCGCGGCGAAGTGCTTCAGAACATGCTTACGAGTTGCGGAGGGCGACTCACCTACTCTAGCGGCCAGTTCGTCATCTGGCCCGCCGCGTGGACCGGTGCTGTGCCCTTGGGAAGCTTGCCCCCTGTGACAAGCGGCGAATATGTCGCCTGGGCCTACCCGACGACCGCTTCGACTGGTACGGATAGTTCAGTGGGCGACGTTGGCAATATCAACGTGACTGTCGCCGGGTTTGATGCCTGGGCCGCGAGTGAAGGGAATTCGGCGGGTGGTTATCTTGAGCTGATCAACTATAACTCCGGCAATATCTACGTAGGACCTGACGGCCAGCAAACGACCGTAAACCCAGGCGGATTTACGGGCGCGGCATGGAGCGGCTTTGTCATGCCGACGCTCCCTGGCGACGCAGTAATTCAGGCTATCTATCCGATGCTTACGCTGGCTTCGCCGTCTTCAGAAAACGGGGCTGGTGGTATCTGGGCCGCAGGGTCAGGCGTTTTCCCGTGGCAGTGGGAACCCCAGAACTACACTGGTCTGGTCGGTGGGAACATTCCCAACGGCACGTTTCCGGCACAGCAATTCTTTGGGAAGCTTGAGACTGAATTGACCGCAGCAACGGTCACAGGTTGCACCATTGGGTTACGTCTTGCCGGGGTCGGCGGCGCGCTGCCGCAGACCATCATCATTTCTTTCGTGGGCATCGCGATCTACTACACCAGCGCTTCGGAGGCGACGCCACCCGTTGGTTCGAATCTTGCAATCAACCCTCTTGTAAATGCCGCGGGGCCATTCAGATGGAGGCAGAAACTCGCCATACGCGATCTCTATAACGGGGTCAAAGGAACCTACATTAGCCCCGTCAATAACTGGGAGGCGAGCGACATTCCGCCTTATGCGCAGGACAACGACCACGGCTACTATAGCGGCTCTCCGATGTTTCCCTTCGGAGATGCGAATCTCGCTGCCGATGGTGGCGACAGGCGGTGGCTCGACATCCAGCTTCCGTTTACGATCTCGGTCGCGTGCGCGCAGCGCCTATGCAAGATAGAGCTACTGCGGCGGCGTCAGCAAGGGACCGGAACGTTCATCTTCAACATGGCAATGTACCAGGCAACCGTTCTCGACATTATCGAGATGACGCTCCCGCTTCTCGGTTGGACTGGCAAGCTTCTGGAAATCAGCGCGCATCGCTTCACGATGAATAAGCAGCAGATTGACGGCAACGACGTCACTCTGCTGGGCAGCGAAATCGACGTTCAGGAGACGGACCCGTCTGTCTATGAATGGAGCACGACGGACGAGCTTTCAGCGGCGGGCTTTGCGCTTGGCAGCGGAACGGGCGCAACTGCTGGCGGCGGCGGCGGCGGCACAACGGTCGCGAGTTACGCGACTTATAGCAACACGCCTGCCGTCGCGCTGACGCAGACGAACTCGACGACGATCGCACTAGCCGCGGTGTCCGTGTCCTTTGCCGCCGTGACGCTTCTCTATAACGCGAGAACGATCACGATCCCCGCACCAACAGCGCCGCAGTGGTATTACATCACGATTGCTGATCCTGATTTCTACGGGGATGCAGGCAGCACTAGTCCGCTTCAGGTCTTCGCTGAGATGACCACGGAAAAGTGCGACGCGAGCGGATACATCTACATGGGCGCGATTCAGGTAAACGCCAGCGCCGTTGCTGCTCTGTCTCTACCTGGCGGGGAGCCAGCGCCCGACGCCTTTCTGGTGGGCTCCTGATGGCATCGCAAGGGGTCTTTCTCAATAGCACTGATCCGGCACCACTCGCTGGCTATCAGAATGCGAAGCCGCAAACTGATGGGGGGGTCCCGCTCACCTCGGTATCGCTCGGGGTGCCGAACACGGGCGGCACCGCGATCAAGGTTGCAAGCTACACAGCCACAGCATCTGACTGTGGTCTGCTGCTCGTCTTCGAGTCAGCCGTTGCGGTCACGCTGACTCTGCCGACGCTTCCGCCTTTCGCACAGTGGACAGTGAGCGTCGCGAATAATGGCGCTGGTATTGTTGCGGTTAGTCCAGGAAGTCTGACGCTCGACGGCGGCAGCGGGCTGAACTTGCAGCCGACCTGCGGCGTGATCATTGCGACCAACGGAACCAACTATTTCAGCGCGCGAGGCGTTGTCGGGACGACGATCTATGACGGAACCGCAGATCCGACAGTAGGCCTCGGTGTCAACGGTGATCTTTTTATTGAACTCAACGATACGGACGAGGGCGGCGGCGGTGGCACTGGCCCCGAGCCGTTCATGTTCGTTCAGAGTTCTCCAGCTTACGTCTGGGTGATCGCGCATGACTTAGGCACTTATCCCGCCGTCACGGTGATAGACAGCAGCGGCAATTGGGTCATAGGCTCCGTTCACTATGACTCACTCAATCAGGTCACCCTTACCTTTTCAGCAGCTTTCAGCGGTACAGCGGTGCTCGTCTAAAGGAGACGTCTTCACATGGCCATCACGTATCTAAGCCCGATAAACCTCAGCCAGCAGGAACTCCAAAATGCGAGGATTCAGAATCTTGGTACTGATCCGAGCACGCCCGTCGAAGGTCAGATTTGGGAGAACACGAGCACCCACACGCTGCACGTATATGACGGCACGGCGGTTCAGACGCTGGCGTCGCTGGTTAACAGACTCGATCAGTTTGCTGTGCCGCAATCGACTCTGAGCTTCAATAATCAATCGCTTACCAATCTCGCGCAACCAGTGAATCCGAACGATGCCGCGACGAAAACCTATGTTGATCAGTCTGCGCTTGGACTTAGCGTCAAAGCATCGGTCGCGGTGGCCACCACGGTTGCGGGAACGCTAGCGACGTCCTTCGCGAGCGGTCAGATCATCGATGGCGTCACGCTCGCAACCGGCCAGCGCATTCTCATCAAGAATCAGGCCAGCGGTTCAGACAACGGAATTTATGTCGTCAGCTCTTCGGGCGCTCCTGTTCGCTCGGCTGACTGCAACTCGTCGACTAACTACACCGCGGGCGCTTTCGTGTTCGTCGAAGATGGCACGGTCAATCAGGGTGCTGCCTATGTTGTCAACACGCAGGGAACGATTACTCCTGGAACGACATCGGTCGCCTGGGTGCAATTCTCTGGGACCTCGCCCACAGCGACCAACCTGAGCGCGGGCGTTCTCGGCTCTATACCTTACCAGTCTGCGGCAAGTACCACTTTGATGCTTTCGGGAAACACCGCGGCGACGGATACGGTCCTGGTGTCGCACGGAACGGGATCAACGGCAGCAGCGCCGACACTCTCAAATGCGCCAGCGTTGAGCGCGGCAAATATGACAAGTTTCCCGACGCTCAATCAGAGCACAACCGGGAATGCAGCGACAGCGACGACGGCTGGCACAACGACCAACGTAGCAGGGGGTGCGATTGGGTCCATCCATTATCAGTCTGCGGCGAGCACTACGGCGTTTCTGGCAGGGAACACTGCGGCGAGCGACATGGTTGTCGTATCGCACGGGTCCGGGTCCGCTGCCGTTGCACCCACTCTAACGAACGCGCCGGCTCTTTCAGCAGCAAACATGACAGCGTTTCCTACGCTGAATCAAAACACGTCTGGAACTGCTGCAGGGCTCTCGAGCACGCTTGCGGTCACATCCGGAGGAACAGGCGGCGCGACCGCAGCGGCCGCAAAGACCGGCCTCGGCTTCATGACAAGGTTTGCAGCGAACGTGGGAGACGGATCGACCACGAGCATCGTCGTGACGCATAACCTCGGCACCCAGGATGTTCAGGCCAAGGTGTATCTTGCGACGACGCCGTTCAACGTCGTGATGTGCGATGTACAGCTCACCAGCACCAACACGCTGACGCTGATCTTCGCCACGGCACCGACCACGGCTCAGTATCGCGTTGTGGTCATGGGCTAATCCAATGACGATTGAGTATCTCAGTCCGATCGATCTCGGTGGAAACCCAATTTCCTCCGTTTCGAACCCAGTCAATCCGCAGGACGCGGCCACGAAGAGCTATGTAGACGCTGGTGGCAGCACGTCTATCAGTGTGAATGGCGTGAATGCTCCGAGCGGCGGCATAACGGTGAACGGAGTGACTCCGCTATGAGTGGAAATTTTAGCAATACGACTCCGGCTGCCACATCGGGAAACGTCAACGCGACCTGGCAAATGGATGGGTCTGGCAATATATCGGCTCAGGTTCCGACGCTTCCTTCGGGAGCACAAGGCTTGGTCGTTGCGACGCCAGCAGCGGCGACCGGCATTTCGTCTCTGCGCGCTCTGGTAGCCACCGACATCCCCACACTCAATCAGAGCACGACTGGGACGGCTGCGAACGTCACAGGCACCGTCGCGGTTGCTAATGGCGGAACCGGGGCGGCAACAGTGGCGGCGAACTCAGTCTTCGGTAATTTCACGGGGAGCACGGCAGCTCCAGGCTTTGCGGCAGCGCCTACCTTCAGCGCGGCGAATCTCACGAACTTCCCGACCTTCAATCAGTCTACGACCGGGAATGCAGCAACCGCCACAGCGCTCTCTACACCTCTCGTGGTGGGCCAGGGAGGCCTCGCCACGGCCACGGCGCCGGCGTCAGCTCAGATTCCCATCGCGCAGTCAGCCAGCGCCTACGCGCCGAAGACGATCAGCGGGGATGGCACTCTGTCGATCGCCGGCGCTCTCGTGGTCACGAAAACCAACGGAACGGCCTTCGCGCCTTCGGCGACGACGGACACGACGATCGCTTCTAATATCGCGAGCGGTACGCTAGCCGCGGCGCGACTCCCTGCCACGATGTCCGCGACGGCCTTCAGCGGCAACGTGGGGATCACGGGCACCCTTGCGGTAAGCGGCGCGGTCAGTGCGGCTTCACTCACCACCACGTCATACATCAATACCTTGGGAGTGATTATAACCACGACCGGGCAAGCGATAAACATCGTCAACGGTTCTAACGGAATAGGACTCTATGGCGGATCGATTGGAGCCGGCGGGATCATCCAGGCGCTAGATTCGGGGATACTTTACAGCGGTACAACAGGCTTCGTTATCGCTGACGGCGCTTACTCGGGCGGCGCTCGCTGGGACGCCTCCGGCAATCTGACGGAGACCGGAAACCTCGTCGTGACCGGCATTGCTACCTTTGGGGGTTTTCAGAGCAAAACAGCCAATTACACTACGCTGATCACCGACAGTTATGTGCTGATGAATTCTGCCTCAGCGACCACAGTCACGGTTACTACTTCAGGCTTGCTTGTCGGACAGAACTTGACCATAAAAAACATCGGCACCGGAGTTGTCACCATCACGCCGGTGTCAGGCACGATTGATCGCTCGGCCAGCATGACGCTCTCGATTCAATACCAGTCCGTCGACATGGTTTGGGATGGGTCGAATTTCTGGATCACATAAGAAGGGAAAGGTTTATCGCATGACTTACATTCCAGCAGCTAATCTGCAAGTCCCCTTTTGGGATGCGTACGGACACTCGTTCTTTGCCGGTACGGCGGGCGGGTTCGATAATACGGATCGGATGGATGGGGCGCTTCGCGCAGCGCTCGGGATTGAATGGTCGGACTTCCGCAATTTTTGTGTTGGCGGTGCGAAGCTGACCTATACCATCGCCTCGAATGGTGGTTATCCGCAATTTCTGAATCAGATAACCAAACCGGCCCGTACCGCGTGGCCGTATGCTGCCGGTGATGCGGGTGGCTGCTTCTTAGTGTGGGGCGTAAATGACATCGGCAATACCCCGGTGGCGAATCTTCCCAGCTATGTACAAACATATCCGCATTGCCTGCGTGCTGCCATTTCACGTTTTCGCTCATCGGTGATTCACTACATTACGAACGCAACTCGCTGGACCTCGTTCGGAACGAACTTCTCGACGGTTGCGCCAACGGTGGGTGCAACCAGTACCGGTGATTACTCCAGTGGCAGCATCAAAAAGGTCACAGTCATAGATTCAGCAGGTACCTCAACGGCAACCTACACGGTGCCTACTGACTGGACTGGCGGTGTCATTGGATTTGGCCTTATTTCTACCTCCGGCACCGCGGGTGGAACGTGGACCTGGGGCGGAACGGTCACCAGTTATATCGATGTCCTGTTGGGTACGAATGGCAATGGATCGACCACCTACACGGGCGGCAACGCCGCCGTAGGGGGCCAGACACTCGCCTTTGGTTATGTTTGCAGGCGCTTCACCGTTCCCGCGAGTGGGGCTGGATTGACCATCACCCTGAAGCTGACCCAGGTCGATGCCAGTGGAAGCGCTGCCATCGATGCTGCATGGCTCGAAGCCTACAATCCTGGCCCGGTGATCGTACTGAACTGTCCACGGCCGCTCTTGATTGGCTACCAAGGGTACTCGCAAAACACGAATTGGAGTGGCGCGGTAAGTGTCACAAGCCCGAACGCCGATGTGGCTGCGTTGAACGTCATTATGGCGGGCGTGGTGGCGGAGTTCGATTCGATGGTGCAGTTGGCTAATCTCGACGGCGCATTGAATCAAAACAACAGTTTGCCGACCGGTGTCACGTCGCTTTACTTCTCGGACGGTCTGCACCCGAATGAGTACGGCAATGCAAAGTGTTGCGATGCGATCATCGCTGCCGTTCAACTATGCCGTCCAAGTATTCCGCTGGGGGAGTCAGCCCAATTCGCCACCCCTAATTCGAGGTCTGGCCCCCGGCGTAGGCCGATCTTGACGGGCCAATATCATCTGCCGGAATGCGCGAGCTTATCGTCGTCGACACTCTATTCGTGCGCAGCCGGGGATGTGTTTGCGATTCCTTTCGCCCTTACGGAGATGCGCATTCTTCCCGTCACGTTTGCGTGTCAGCAAAGTAATGCACCGGCAACCTCGGGGTCCAATATTCGTTGGGGCGTGTATAACGACCCGAATTGGATCGGGTATCCGCAAGGGCTTGTCTTTGAAGTCCATGCGGCGGCAGCACTCGCACTCGGCACAACGGCTGGCGTAAAGACGCAGAATCCTCCTGTGCGCCCCCTTGATCCAGGCCTGTATTGGATCGTGTTCAAAGTCGACTCGTTGGGCACAACCGTCAGTCAGCTATTCACAATCGTTGGGCCGAGTCCATACCTTCCCGCTTGGCAGGCAGCGGGCGGTATAACGAGCGCGATGGCTTGGAAGCTTACTGGCCAAGCTGCCGGTTCGTTCGCCTCACTGATGGCTAACTTTCCCACTGGTGCCGTGTTGGCATCAACGGTGCCGCTCGTGAGTATCGCGTTCTAAGAGGCTTAATCATGGCGAATGGTGATGTATTTCGCAAGGTCGGCGGGGCCTGGGTGCTGGTCGGAAATCTCTCCGGACCTCCGGGAAGCGGCAGCGGCGGCTCCGGAAGCTCGACCACGCATGACGAGCCTCTGACAGACGGAAACAGCAATCTTATCTTTGCAGCAGGCGACGTAATCATGGTCTTGGGAGTTGTGAATTGAGCACACTTAGCAGCGTCATTCTTGAGGGCCTGGCGGGGGCGATTCCGGCGGCCTCGATTGCGGGCCGACTTTACTTCACGACGGACACGCTCCACGTTTTCCGCGATAGTGGCACGGCATGGGTCGATGTGACGCCTGGCGGCGCCGGGCTCACTAATCCAATGACCACGGCGGGGGACATCATCGTCGGTGGGGCGAGCGGCGCGCCTGGACGGCTGCCTGTGGGCGCCAATGGCCAGGTGTTGACCATCGTATCGGGCGCGCCTGCTTACGCGGCGGCTTCTGGTGGCGGTGGTAGTGGCGCTTTCGCGGGGCCGAATGCAGCCTGGCAGTTCGATGATTTTCTTTCTTCCAACCTTTCGAGCGCGCTGGGATGGGGGCAAAATGGTGGAGGAGCCGGAGCGTACTTTGCGAATGGCGCCTCGAATGCGGCGGATCATCCTGGCAATTGGAACATTCAAGCTAACAGCAACGGCCAGTGGCTGTTCGTCATGCTCGGGCCAGCTAACACAGCTTCCACCGTCGCTCTTACCACGGCAGTATCGGCGACCATTGTCGCTTGCTGCATCGTAAACAGTCCTTACAGTACGGCGGGTGGCACCACGACCTTTGGATGGTACGACAATACCGGGGGAACCTCGCCCAACGGCGTCTTTTTCCACCACGACAATATCGTCAACGGAAATGATAACTGGTGGGCGTTCGTGGTGGTGGGTGGCACGGTCACCAAAACGGATACAGGCGTTTCAGCGATTGCGGCTTGGCATAATCTTGAACTTGTTGTGGTTGGCACGGCCGTCACTTTCCTGATCGACGGCATCAGCGTCGCTACGGGAACGGGCATCGGCGCTTCCAATTATGCTCCTGGCTTCTTTGCCTGGAACAACGCTGGCCCTGCAACTAACATTTTCTTCGATTGGTTCGCGATGCAACTGGATTTCCCGCGCTAGTCGTGATCGGGTAAGAGCGTCGGCAACCGGTCATCAAGCGGTCGATGACAGTCACAGGTACATGCCGCCCCGCAAAACTTGCACGTCTTCCGACAGTCAACGTGTTGCTTGTGAAAGCACGCCGTCGAGAGATACTTGTGAGGGTCCGCAGGGGGCGGCGTCTGTGTGTGGGCAGGGCTCCTCTGCGGCTGCTTAAACATGGGTCTCATTCTCGTCGTTCCCGTGGCGGAGGAGATTCTCCAGTTCCTGCCGTCTGATGAGTGTGCGCCCACCGGCTTTGACGCGTTGGAGTTTGCCTTTCGAGAGCCACGCCGAAATCGTCCAGTGAGACACGCGAAGCAGTTCGGCCGCTTCTTTTGTCGTCACGTATTCCCCAACGGTGATCATGATTGCTCCCCTCTCGTTTGTGTGTCGCGTCCGCCTCTGGTGTTGTCTGAAATGAATTTCATAAAGCTGCTCTGAGGGATCCGCTGGATGTTGCCAACGCGCACGTGTGGCACCTGGCCACTGTCGATCAACCGCTGGATCGTTACCACGCTGCAACTAAGAATCTGCGCCGCTTCCTTCGCCTTCAGCATTACGTCCGCTTTCGGCGGCTCTACTACCTCCGTCTTTGCTGAAGCCGACTTCACCTTCTTCTTGGTCATTTTGGTCACCCTTTCCCTCTCTTGATGTCTTTGCTATCGGGCGCCAGTTAAGGGAGCTATATCGCCGAGCCTTTCA